TTTAATGTCCCAGATTGCAACCACTTCTCGCCTGACTCTGTGGTGATTAGCGCAGTCCTGCTGTTAATGTACTTAGTATCATTGACCTCAGAGCCACCGCCTCCACCAGAACTAATAAAACCTGTTAATGTACTCATAGTAGTCTCCATCCATTTGTAGCATCTGAGTATACAAATTGTAGCCCCATATTTGCTGTATCTATTGTCATGTCTTCGGCTGTTGCCATTATATTCTCTCCATTGCGCGCCACGATAGTATCTGCAAAATTACCTACAGTAATTGAGACGTGTTGCCCCGCTGTAGGACTTGCAGGAAGGGTGACTGTTACGCCAGCAGTAGACACAAAATAGTGATTGTCTGCTACTAGCGTAGAGTTTGTAGCAACTATAGTAGTTGCAAGTGAACGATCTGCCATTGCAGACGAAACTTTAGTAAATGCCATTCTTATTCTCCTAGTACTGGTTTAGTAGCTGGGAAGTCTTCAGTCGAAGGCCAATCCCTCAGCAGTACTCTATAAGCCATATAATCACTATGCTGTGGGTGGTCTATTATAGGCACCATGTAGTCTGTATCTGCTAATTCTTGATCTCTCCAGTTTCGATTAAACAAGGCCTCGACTGCTGCCGACTGCTCTGGGGTTAAATTTAGATAAGGTAGCTCTGATTCAATCATTATAGTATCCTCATATATTGTGTTACACCGGTGCCGTCAGTTTTTGCCTGAGCAGTACCAACAATAGTGCTTGGGGGGTGATTTTTATACCCCGCGTCGGTAGCCTGGTATAGGCGTTGGTAGTTATGGGCGCCACTAGCACTTGAGGCCATACTTGAATAACTGTCTTCTGCCATAACACCTGTAGAGTCTGTTTTCGAGAAGAAAGTGCCCTGAACTGCGGAGCCTACATCAATTTTTTCTATAAACGTCATAAAGTCGGAAGTGTATACATACATAAAACCCTCGCTCATCCCTTTTACCCAGATTTTACCAGCAAATTCGTGTAGTGAGGCAGTGTCTGCTGGAAAAGTAGCATCGCCGCCTGCCCAGTTTTTTATATTATCTGTAATAGTTCCATCTTTATGCAATTTAAATAATCTATTATTAGAGCCTTTACCTATGACATGGAAATAGTTATCTGGGTCCACTTGGTTAGGGAGCCAAGAGTCTACCCAATATGACCCAAAGTTTATAGAACTGCTAATTGTTTGGACGAAGGTTAGTACTCCTGTACTATTATTAATACTATATTTATCGAGTTGGTGGTATCTGTTTGTGTATCCGTCCGCTGCAGTCCACGAAACTGGATATAGAGTATAAAAGTACCCGTCCCGGTGGGCCATTACTTGTTGCCTACCATTCGCACTGGTATAGTTAGGTCTATCTGATGCGAGAACCTGTGATCCCGTACCATCGAGCTTTCTGGCAAAAAGCTGATTATTACCAGAAGCAGATCCCGTGTTTGCATTCCAGACCCATATACCGTTAGTAGTAATATTACTGCTCCATTGCTTTGACCAGTTGCTACTTGTATCGGCCAAAGAAACTTCAGCGTCTGTGTTTGTACCAATATTTCCTTGAAAAGTAGTAGCACCGGAATATGTAGTAGTGTCAGAGTTAGTGAGTAAACCAGACTTTTGCCACTTCTCTCCGCTATCTGTAGTTATAAGATCAACGGTACTTGCTATGTATTTAACGTCATTGACCTCTGAACCACTGCCACCGCCACCTATAAAGTCTTTAAAATTACTCATGATATTATCCACCCTCTTGTAGAATCTGTGTATATAAACTGAATTGAGAGATAGGCAGTGTCCATTGTAAGGTCTTCTGCGAGTGACATAATGTTCGAGCCATTTCGCGCTACTACGATATCTGTGAAATTACCTATTGCAACTGATACGTGCTGACCAGCTGTAGGGCTGGCCGGCAATGTAACAGTAACTGTCGCGGCAGAAACATAATAATAGCTATCTGCTGCGAGAGTTGTGTTTGTCGCTACGACAGTGGTAGGTAAGGACCTATCTGCCATGCTTGCTGGTACTTGTGTAAGTGCCATTCTTATTCTCCTGTTGGGATTACTGGACGAGTATCTGGAAAATCTTCGGTAGAAGGCCAGTCTCTCAACAGTACTCTATATGCTAGAATATTAGTTGCGTTAGGAAAGTCAGATACAGTTGCTGCTATATCTGTGCGAGCTAATTCGTCATTACGCCAAAAGATCGCTGCTGATGTTGGTGAAACATGGTCTGCTTGTATTATTAAAGCCATTATTTAATCCTCACGTAGTTTTGCCTGCCCATTGCTGCCTCTGTGGATGAAGTTACGCCAATAACGTTTTTGTATTCATATGCACTGTCACCAACATTATCAAGTATCCAAAAACTAGTTCCATCCCACGCTACACCCTCTGCGTTTGTGGATTGACCGGAAAAGTTTATACTTACATTTTGATACACGCCAGAGGTATTGTATTTATATAAATTATTAGTATTAGTACCAACCACCCAAAAATTAGTCCCGTCCCACGTTATATCCTTTGGGCTTGGGGCTTGAGCATTTACACTAAAACTTACATTTTGATACACGCCAGAAGAGTTGTACTTATATACAGTATCATTGATATTACCAAGCACCCAAAAATAAGTGCCATCCCACGCTATGCCTTGTGGACTTGTGTCTTGACTTGATACACTAAAACTTGTGCCTGTGTATACTCCAGCCGCAGTGTACTTATATACAGTATCTGAGCCATTACCAGCCACCCAAAAATGGGTTCCATCCCATGTTATGCCTTGTGGACTTGAGTCTTGACCAATAGCAAAATTTGTCCCTGTGTATACTCCAGCCGCAGTGTATTTAAATGCTCTATCCACGTTGCTACCAACTACCCAAAAATGGGTGCCATCCCATGTTATGCCACTTGGGTAAATCTCTTCAGCTCCTACATAAAAATTTGTTCCTGTGTATTGATAGGAAAGAGTTGCATCAGGGTAGGTAGTAGTGTCTGTTTCAAAAACACCACCCTTCAGATACACACGACCATCAGCTAAAGTAATCAAATTCTCTGCTGAATTTATATCTATTGTTTCATTTATTACTGAGGCACTACCGCCCCCACCTAAACTTATCGCCATCTTATAGCTCCTTCCAGCCAATAGTGCTGTCTACATATACTAGCGTTGCCGCTGCATCTGTAACCAGTTGACCATCGTCTGCCGTTGAATTAATATTCGAGCCATTGCGACCCACAGTTACTACACCTGCACCAGCATTCTTAATGAACACCACGTTGCCCGCTGATGGGCTTGCAGGTAGAGTAATGGTTACTGCGCTGCTTGAGTTGACAATTAGTTGGTCACGAGCACTTGCCGTATAGTTAGTAGTTTTAATAGCAAATTCGTTATAAGCACCACCAGCACCTGCTGCTAGCTTTGCCGCTGTAACGGAACCATCTGCGATCTTTGCAGTAGTAACCGTTCCATCGTCTGGAATAGCTACTGATACTACCACACTACTTGCTGCCATTACTTCTACAGAAGTTGTAGCAGGTGGAGCAGTACTAAACGTAATTGTAGTTCCAGCGATAGCATAGTTTGACTTCGACTGATATACACCATTGATATAAACACTTGTATCATTCTCAGATGCAGGTGCTGCTGACAGTGTAAATGCTACGGTTGATCCGTCGCCAGAGAACTGATTGAGTTTAAAATCAGTGCTTGCAAGAGGCTGTGCCATAATAGCGCCTACAACTTCAATTGCGACTCCGGTAGGAGGAGCTGTGTTGAAGGTCAAAGTATTGCTTGACAGGCTGTAGTGAGACTTGCTCTGGTAGACACCATCGAGGTATACTAGACTATTGTTCTCCTCAACAGGCTTTGTGAGAGTAAATGCAGTAGTAGAGCTATTACCAGTAAACTGATTTAGCTGGAAACTTGCACCACCACCACCGATTTCACCCCAAGAGTCTGTGTATCCTTCGAATTTACCTTCAGTGCTGTTATATCTAAATTGTCCTGCAGCAGGAGTAGGTCTTTCTGCAGTTGTACCTGCAGGAAGTTTCAGAGCACCCGTACCGGAGTATGCTCCGTTTACAGCTGCTATGTCTCCTGTTACGGAAATACCTGTAACAGTTGTCTCAAACTTCACAGCGTTGTTATAGTATAAAGCTTGACCCGTTGCAGAATTAAACTCTGCTGAGGTTTTGGTTCCTGCTAAATTAGATACAGTGAACGTACCTGATCTTAGCTTAATCGATCCCTCACCGAAGTCATCAATATAACTATTAGTACCATCATGATATATTTGTAGATCAGTACCAGCACCAAAGTTTACCTTGTTATTGTCACCAAAAGTAATACTGCCAGTCATAGTACCACCTGCAAGCGGTAGTTTACCTGCAAGACTGGTAGTCATTGTTCCCGCAAAATCAGCATCATCTCCAAGAGAAGCGGCTAATTCGTTGAGAGTATCTAACGTGCCAGGAGCGGAGTCGATAAGATTATTAATAGCTATATCGACTTTCGCTTCTATTACGCCTGCGGTGATACTATCCGCTTGAATTCTAGTAAGTGCCATTCTTATTCTCCTAGTACTGGTTTAGTAGCTGGAAAGTCTTCAGTTGACGGCCAGTCTCTTAACAATACTCTATAAGCCATATAATCACTATGCTGTGGGTGATCTGACAGAGGGACTATGTAGTCAGTTCTAGTCAGCTCACCGTCACGCCAGCTACGAGCAGTTTCTTCTGCTGTAGGCTCTACAGGTGTAGGTGCTACAAACTCTTCATAGTAATCAGAAAGCGATTGTACAAAAGCCTCATCAGCTAAAATGCAAGGGTTAGTGATGTTTCCATCGGCGTCTTTAATTATCCATTTATTGCTCATAGTATTCTCCTTATCCTATCGCCGTGTACATAACAATGATTAAACCGTCGCCACCAGCACCAGCAGAAACCGCATCCGTTGTCCAAGCGCCGTACACCATACAAGAACCTCCACCGCCTCCTATACCTCCATCACCTGCTATAGCCATAGCGGCATTATAGCTGTTGTATGCCGCGCCCCCTCCAGCTAAAAATCCTCCGTTTGAATTCACACTAAGAGAATATCCTGTGGTTCTTACATTAAGGAAATGACCTCCTGTTCCCCCTCCCCTAAGGTCGCCATTAGTATTATCAAACTGAGGGCTTTGAACATCAGAGTGACCTCCATGATAGATGTTATTTACATTACTTTGTCCACCGAAAGCTGAATCCCCAGCATTTCCTGTACCTAAAACACCAACAGCGCCCCCACCCTGCATACTCGCATTGCCGGAAGTACTAGTGCCTCCCGCGCCCCCAGTATTGTTAATATCGCCACCTGAAGCCGTGCCGCCCGCTCCGAGACCCGCAGTATCGCCTGACGTTCCACCACCACCGCCGTTCGCTACTAAACTTGATGACCCGTCAGAGGCTGTTGTGTTGCCTCCAGCGTTTCCGTTGGTATTCTGCCCAACAGCCGCAGCACCAGCGCCAACCACCATTGTCCAATTAGTACCTGTTGACAAAGTAACGACCTTTCGGCTATACCCGCCAGCTCCACCACCACCGGGGTCTTGACCTCCGCTACCTGTCGTGCATGCAGCCCCACCGCCTCCAGCGCCTATGCAGTGGATAACTGCAGTACCGTCAAACGGAGGAGTCCATGTTGTTGATTTGGTAATGGGGATTGTGAATAAAGTTCCACCACCGCCACCACCTGCTGAAATTAATGTTGAAATTGCTGTCATAGTATTACCCACCCCCTTGATGCGTTAGTGTAGCAAAGGGTTACACCCAAGTTGGCTACGTCTATTATTAAGTCAGAAGCGAGAGATGCGATATTTTCGCTATTCCGAGCAACTGTAGTATCTGTGAAATTGCCCACAGTTACGGACACTTTCTGCCCAGCCGTTGGGCTAGCAGGAAGAGTAAGTGTTTGTGTGGCGGTATCTATAAAATAGTGATTATTTGCCACTGCTGTAGCTGAACTGCTGATTACGGTAGTAGGTATACCCACTGCGAGAGTAGGAGTAATCTTATCGGAAGTAACAGCGCTATCTGCGATCTTTAGAGTTGTAACATTACTGTCTGCGATCTTTAGAGTTGTAACAGAGCCATCGCCTAGCCGTGCGTTAGTAACAGTAGGGGCTGACGAGGCCTTTACGACCCCATCCGCTCCCATCATGTCACCCATATGTCTTGCTTTTGATTTTGACATTTTAGTTTCCGATTAGCTTGCTATTGAAAGCCTTGTATTAGTCTGTAGGCATTGTTGGCTGAGTAGCTGGAAAATCTTCGGTAGAAGGCCAGTCTCTCAACAGTACTCTATATGCTAGAATATTAGTTCTGTTTGGCCAGTCAGGAGTCTGTGAAGCTGTGTCTGTTGACGACAGCTCCCCATTGCGCCATCTACGCCCAACTTCTTCTGCTGTAAGTTCTGCGGGTGTAGGGTCTACCCAAAGCTCGTAATGCTCAAAGTTAGCCTCAACAAACTCAGCATCAGCCATAATGGTATTTGTAATGTTGCCATCAGCATCTTTAATATTGTATTTCATTTAATTCTCCTTTATGGGATGTATTGTATTACTACAATACCTTGACCACCTTCACCGCCTAAAGATGACGATATGTGGCCCCTGTTTTCTGCCGCACCGCCACCGCCACCAATGCCACCAGCACCGCCTTGCACTAGCATCTCAGAGCCTGTATTAAATAAAACACCGCCACCGCCTGATAAGGGGCCGCCATTGACAGCGTCATAAGGTACTGTGCTGTTCGTTCTTCTAATACAACGCCCAGCTATACCACCCGCTATTTGTCCCATTGTCGATGACCAGAAGTCTCCAACAATGTCACATTGCCCCGCTAGAGGTCTGTCTAAATTGCCAATAGTACCTGCCTGCCCTGTACCTGTGAGACCGACTGCGCCACCGCCAGCACCACCGTTATAATTAACAACTGCGGCTCCTGCGCCACCTGTGTTATTAACGTCACCGTTTGAGGCTGCCCCACCGGTTCCTGCGCCACCACTGCCGCCAGCTTTTGCGCCCCCTGTACCTCCATTAGCCGTAAGGGTGCTTGATAGTCCTGTACCAGCAACAGTGGAGTTTCCTCCATTCCCTCCATTGCCGTTGTAGGATGGAGCTTGGTTAGCCCCACCAATTCCAGCGGCGCCGACAACAACTGTAAAAGAGCCTGAAGTAGTGACTGCTAAAGTATTCTTTTTGCAATAGCCACCAGCACCACCACTAGCGCAGTCATTCGTCCAGCCAGCACCACCGCCCCCTCCACCAATAACGTGAATGCAGATATTGCCGTCTTGAGGCGGAACCCATGTTTGGGACTTACTTAAAAAGATTGTGGGGTATGAAGCTGACCCGCCACTGCCACCTATATAGTCTGTAAAATTACTCATGATATTACCCATCCTCTTGTAGAATCTATGTATATGAATTGAATTGAAAGGTAAGCAGTATCCAGTGTCATATCAGTACCACTGCCCATAATATTTGAGCTATTGCGACCAATGATTGTGTTGACAAAGTTGCCTACCGTCACCATAACTCGCTGGCCTATTGTTGGGCCTGTAGGGAGCGTAATCGTCTGCCCTGCTGCGCTCACATAAACGTGTGTGTTTACTGTTGCTGTTAGTGACGTAGCTGTCACGACAGACTCTATTCCTACCGCCACCTTATCTCCAGTTTGTAAAGCAGAGTCAGCAGTTGTGCCTTGTGCCGCTGTAGCGTAGTCTGATGAAGCAAATGCTTTTACTTGAGCAAGGTTAGTAACCTCACTGTCCATTAAGGCTCCAGAACTCGTCACGTTAGCAGTATCTGTTACGTCTGCATTAGCCTCTATGCCGTCAAGTTTGGTGCCGTCAGTAGCAACATCACGCCCATCAACGGTTGAGTTTGTGGCAATAGTACCTGAGACTGTAAGGTCTCCAGTAAAGGTACCGTTTACAGCACTTACATCTCCAGAGAGAGTTATTGCTGTGGTATCTGCATAAGAAAGTTCTCGCGAGCCAATTGCTACTTCGATAGCGGCAGAGGTTGCGGGGGCTTCGCTGAATGTTAAAGTAGTGCCTGAGATAGAGTATCCAGTTTTATTCTGGTACACACCATCTACGAATATTTGGGTATTACCTTCTACGCCAGGATCAGTAGACATAGTAAAGGCAGTAGTTGTATTATCTCCGGTGAAAGAGTCAATGATAATATCGCCAGTACCTAAAACCTTGCTAAAGGCTGCGATTTGAATTACATCACTGAGAGAAGCTCCAACAGTGAGAGTAACAGTGTTACCAGAGGTAGTATAGTCAACAGCGGGATCTAGTAATATACCGTTGAAGAATACCTGAATATAACCTGTTAGAAAAGAGAGGGTATTTGAATTATCATCTGAGCCAGTAAAAGCCGTTTGTCCCGCTGTTGCTGTATATAGATATTCTGTCCATACACCGCCTGCAGGGGCATCTCCGCCTGTACCAAGTTCGACTATAGAGTCAGAACCGTCATTCTTTTTGATGTACATCTTACCATCATACGTATTGATTGCTACTTCACCAAGCTCTAGTGAGCTTGTTGTGGGGATTGCCCCTTGTGTAGCCGAACGTTTTAACTTAATTGTTTGAGCCATGTGGCCTCCTATAAATTGCGTATATACGCTGGAGTTTATGTTTAAGAAGTCCCGCCTACTGTTTTACCAGTAGACGGGTTATTTCACTTATATTATCTTAGAAGGTTCCGCCATCAATAGAAGCAAACTCAGGAACACCAGAAGCATTGACAACCATTACCTGCCCTTGAGTACCTGTAGGAACGGATGAGAGTGCATTAGTACCATTACCTAATAATACTCTATTCGCGATAAAGGAGCTTACACCAGTACCACCATCGGCAACTGTAAGATCTGTAATACCAGTAATAGTACCGCCTGTGATAGCAACATTAGCACTTTCAAGATCAGCTACCAGAGTTGCTACAGCATGACCAGAACCACCGACATTAACAGTGGTAGTAGGAGCAACAGAGGACTCATCATATAACTTCCACTTTCCAGAATCATCAGCGTCACGGAATAAACCAGCATATTTCTGAGCGCCGTCATTATACGTTCCGAATAGACCGACATCTACTAAGTTAGCGGTGTTACCTGTACCTAGAGAGATCAGAGGATCTTCAACATTCAAGTTAGTAGTATTAATAGTAGTAGTTGTACCACTAACAGTGAGATCACCAGAGACGATTACATCGTTAAAGGTTACGTTGTCTGATGTTCCGACAGCCTGACCAATTGCTACTGAACCGGAAGTAATAGTTACGCCTGTACCGTTACTGAACGCGGCACGATAGTCAGAAGCACCAGGTCCTGAATATGCTATAACACCAGTACCTGCAGTATATGTTACGGAACCATCACCAGTGCTAGTATGCGAGAGAGTATTTCTTACATCAGTTGAGAAAGAACCTATCTGGCTTGTAGTAATAGAAATAGGAGTATTTGTAGCACCTGTGATTCTTCCATCGGCTCCTACTGTAATTGCTGGAACACTAGACGCAGAACCATAAAGAGCAGCAGTAACACCACTTGCAGGAATAGTTAAAGTACCTGCAGTATTGGTGATACTAGAACTACCAGAAATAGCGCCTTGTGCAAGAGTAATGATATCCGCATCGCTCTTACCATTGAAAGTAACAGAACCGCCAGTACTAGTATCGGTAGTAATATTAGTACCACCAATCAAGTTTAGAGTGTTACCTGTAGTAAAGGTAAAGGTAGTTGGGCTACCTGCACCATCGGATACAGTAAAGCTTCCACTTGGGATAGATGCCCAAGAAGTTTGACCAGAACCATCTGTAGTCAAGAATTGACTAGCGCTTCCGTCAGCTTGTGGCCACTTAACACCATCAAGTATAAGATCACCAGTACCATTTGGAGTAATAGTAAGATCACCATTAGTATCTGTAGAAACAATAGCATTACCATTTAGTTGTAAGTTATCAACTAGTAGGTCATCGATCTTTTTGTTTGAGTCAACAATAATTGCACTACTTGCAGTCAGAGTTCCAGCAGTGTGATCGAGCATATCTGTAAAGTATGCACCACCAATTACAATGTGACCACTGGTACCGTCTGGGTGTCCAATATATAGACGATTGCCACTAGCGTGACTTGAATATGCCAGTTCACCCGCAGAGAGTGCTCCAGCGGAGCCGATCGTTGGGGGAGCGGCGGTTATATTACTTCTTTTAATTAATAATGTTTGAGCCATGTTTTAGTTTCTCTTTTGACCTTAGAAGGTCCCTGCGTCCTGAGTGTCAGAATCTAGACCAGGCGTTCCTAACATAATAGGAACCCACTGAAAGACACCAACACTAGTCTCGCGATACACTTTAAATTGTTCAGTACTAGTATCGTACCAAGTATCACCCTCATTCACATTAGAACCAGTGGGCGTGGAAGCGGTTCTAAAGTTTTGGTCAGCTAATTGCTCTAAAGCTTGCTGAACATTTGTGGCTGTAATTGTACCATAAGGAGTAAAAGCTGTTGTGGTACCTGTACCACCACCCCCAGCCGAAATATTCCCTATTCTAGTATCTACTTGCTGCAAAGCTGTTTGAACATTTACAGCAGTTATATTACCAAAAGGAGTAAAAGCTACTCCTGTAGAACTTACTCCAGCAAAAGCAATACTTGATGACGTAACAACAGTGGTTCCACCAGAAGTGGTGGCGGTTATAGAAATTGCCATTATCGAGTCACCTCTTGGGTAAGGTTAACCTCCCCCTGTAATAATCTAGTTACTGAACTATCTCCAGCGGTAAAAATTTCTAGATCATAAAAATATCTACCAGCAGCAACCGCTGTCGAAGTTGCGTTCGACAGCGTCATATTAATCTTGCCATTGGTAGGAGTTGGAATGCTACAAGTGAATGTAGCGGCGGCAGTGGGGCTAGTCCTAGCTGTTCTCATTTGAGCCCTTGCAGAATAGCTAGTTAAATCTTTGGCGGAGCCGTTCTCGGCCAGAGCAAACTCTACCGCAAAATCGGATCCTTGGTCAATGACCAGGTTGTATCGGGCTGCGCTCATATGATTTTCTCCATTACAGAATTATAGACAAGTTGGGGTATATTGTCAAGGATTATTTTTTTCATGGTTATGTATCAGTGTTTGATAAATTACCTAGATGTACACGTAGAGTTGTACCCTCAAATATTTTTAAAGAGTCATCAAGTAATAATAGCCTAGAAGTGGTTAGATTCCTTTCTCCAACTTGAAGTCTATCAGCTGTGACTGTACCTGTGTCTATGTTACCCCCATCGATTGTGGTAACATTCGCCCCTCCAATATGAGACTGCACAGCTGCAGGGTCTATAGGCGTTAAAGTATTAGATCCATCAGTTATAGTGGTACCGCTGCTGAAGGTAACAACACCTGTAAAGTTAGTGTGTTGAACAACACTACTAAAGTTAACGTTTATTGTACTACTTCCTGCTGAAGATTCTGTACCATAGTATTTTGCAGTATAATGAGTATTTGTAGAAGTAGGCACCTGAGGTCTTGGCTCATTTGTCCAAGTATTAACTCCAGTGCTTAACCCTGTAAGACCTCCTGATGCAAAACTATAGGTACCTGTACCTCCAAGGAGGGGCGCTCCGGAAGTAGTTTTTTCATAGTATATATAGCCTTGAACAGTTCTTAATCCATCGGGTCCTGTAGGGCCTGGAACAGTGGAGGAGGCGCCTGCATTTACTTTAGAAAAAGCTTGTACTACAGTAAACGAGGGGAAAGAAGTTCCATCCAATCTTTTTCCTATAACAGTAAAAGTAATATTACCTGTAGTAGCGGACATAGCTGTAATGTCTGCCAGGTCTACATAATAAGTAGGGTGTGTGCCTCCTTGGGTCGCCGCACCTGGTGTTACTCCAGTTCCTACAATACTACCCCCATTTGCAAATATACTAAAAGTTCCTGGGGTCGCACCACTTGCCGCATAGTTAAGGGCAATATTACCTTCAAATACCTTCAAGTCTGTACCGGAGCCTACAAAAGAACCTGATAGAGGGGTTCCTGAGCTGTCACACGCTACCGTGTGTGCAGGGTTGCTAAGCTGGTAGGATATTGCAGATTCTCCTACATACTTAACCCAAGTACCTGTAATACCTGCAGCACTAGTAGGTGCTGTGCCTACCCACTCATAGAATTGTACGAACTCTTGTCCAGCCTGCCTGACTAAGTTTTTATTAGTACCACTCGCATCATCAGCATATACAGGTAGTACACCTTCACTGTCTCCATCCTCTCCAATGTACTTAACAAATGTTAATGCATTAAGATTGCTTTGGCTGTATGCACCTATAGCGGGTTTAGTACCTGTATACTCATAGTAGTTTACATATGCAAAAGAACCTTGAGTGTAGCTTATCTGAGAGGGGGTAGGTGACTGTACACTAGCAAAAATAGCTGCTACACCTTTAGTAGTTCCATTTGCACCGTCATTAATAGTAAAGCTACTACCATCACTAAAGCTAACAGTAGTTACCCCCGCAACTGTACTAGACGTAGAGGTCAATGCGTCTGCATCTTTAATTCGAGTAAAAGACTGAGTTTTTGTAACTGTCGTGGTAGTGCCGTCTGCAAAAACTATATCAATAGTAAAAGGTCTAGTGCCTGTATCAGAAGTGAGTGCAGTGATGTCTCCAACTGTAAATGTCGTTCCTGAATGAGTTCCTGTAGGTCCAGTGACTCCTCCAGTTGTGGCTGCGTTAGTAACTCTAAAGGTACTAACTGCGTAGGGACTTGCATTATCAACAGCTAATTGGTTTGTGCCTTCGAATACCTGAATAGTAGTACCTGACCCTGCGAAACCTCCTCCGAGAATTGTACCAGTGCCGTCTGCTGGACAGGCGTGCACTTCATTACTTACTACAACGGTCAGGCCTCCAGGACCTTGACTACCAGACTGTAAGCCGGCAAGAGTCATAGTATCTGTAGCTATTACAGTTGTTGTAACAGTTGTATCATCGTTTGTTACTACTTCCTGTAATTGTACAGTTATAGCCTGAGAACTTGAAGCTGCAGGCTTGGCGAGACCAATAGTAGTTAGATTAACAGTAGTCTCTGTAGGGGGAGTAGTAGCTGAGATGGGACTAGTAGTGTGAGTAGCAGACCCGTCAGTGAAGGTATACTTATATTGTACATTTGCCCCAGTGCGCTGATTTTTTGGTGAAGCGGTAAGTTGTATAGCCTGGTTTGCAGGATCTTCTGCCCCTAGAGTGCTGTATGTAATGAAAGCATTATCTGCTCTTATACTTACAGTAGGAGAAGCGCCTTGTGCAAATACAAAATCAGTATCAGTTCCTGCGTATCTAATGGCGTTGTAAGGCCCAAACACTGTCTTAGTACGGCTCTTAGGAATCACTTCATAGCGAACCCAGTAATAGTATGTATCTTCTGTAAGAGGGATATCTATAAATTCGTTTGTCTTAGACGTGCCTACCATCTTTAAGCTAGCATCTTGAATATCATTAGCAGTAGTTCGCCATACTTGAACAGTATGTGTGTCTGGACTGAAATTAGTGGAATTTGTCCATTGTAGTATAACTCTGCCTTCAGTTACCTTATTAGAGTCTGCTTCAGGAGTTACTAAAGTTGTAGGTGCGGCAATGCTAAGAGTACCCGCACCTGAGTTCTCTCCTGCGGAATATTCAGGATTAGCTATTGAATCTATTAAATATGCTTCTGCGCTGTGCTCTTCTGCGGTTACTTGTACGAGACAGTTATCCGTAAAGTTCAAGTTACTAACTCTAAATTCTTTATTTACCCAACCCAGTCTAGAGTTATTAACTTTTATAAGACTACCGGCTGTAAGTAATAAACCTGCAGGGCCAATCTTAAAAGTTGCTTTTAGCCCTTTACGAGACTGCTCTAGGTACTGCTTGGCATTTATTCTCGCATTAAAATAGTTTGTAATATAAGGGGTCTTTATGTCTCCCTTCTTTGCTACGTTTCTATCCTGCTTTAAGTATGTAGAGTTGAAGAAGGCTACCGATCGACCCTCATATCTATTTTGAGGATCAGGGATGCTTACAGATACTCTGTTATAAGTACCTTTCTGCCCTGCATCCTCTAAGTTTATGGAACCGATAATGTCATCTTCATTAATAACCTGCGCGGTACCAAAAGAGTCTGTACCAGTTTTAACAGACAGATTATATTTACCGTTTGAATAGCGTAAAATACCGTTAAAATGTCCTAGCATTCCATTAATGTTTTCGAAAACAGACTTGGTAGTATTAACTACGGCATTTGTCTGGTGACGTGTAACATAGTCTTGAGACTGAGCATTCCATCCTAGATATCTCCAGTACTTAACATCGTCAGAATCATATAAACTATATCCATTTGCGTACGAGTTAGAAGCAGGCACATACTTTTTAACTATAGGGTTGCCATCAAAAGTAGTTCGCGTAGAAGCAACATCTATAGAAAGAGAAGAATCTCCCGTACCGCTTATCTTAGTAAGAGGTTGCACCGAGGAAGAAGGTACCAAAGTATTAGTAGGATCAGCTGCGACAACACCTGTAGTGGCTATTTCATAAATATTACTATTCCACCAGATATACTCTCCATCTTGGAACTCATACCAGTTGTTCCATTTACGGGCAATTTTACCTACTACGTCAGTAAACACACCTTCCTTATAACCTGTAGCGTTTCCTGCTGCATCAGTTACAACAGTTAGATCTTCCTTTAATGTTCCTTGAAATCTTCGCACACCTCCCGTGTCTACTAGATCATAAACTGCACCTGCTGTTGCGTTAGCAGAGGACGGAAATAACATAGTTACATCAGATCGTGTATCACATACGCGACCACTATTAGTAAATGAATCTAAGTATATATCTTTATCTAAATCTAAACCTCTTCCATACCTATTGTTGGTAATATAATCCAAAACTTGCATAGACGGGTTAGTAGATACTCTCAGGTCTCCTCTACTTATAATTTTGTAAGTATCTCCAAGTACGGGAATAGCTGTCTCTGTCCAAGGAGAATCGACTTTAGCAATCCTATCTGCACCAACATAGTCTATAATTTTTCTTTTCTGTACTGAGATTGTATTGTCTATAAATTTATGAGTAACTTCTATGTACTGACCATTGTAAGCATTGTCTACAGCGCTTGCTGAAGCCCCTAAAGCTATACAGTCTTTTATAGTTACCTCTGCTACAGCGACAGAGGCTGCATTAACTTGTGTAGAGCCTACAGACACCCACTTTGTTCCATCCCAGGTGGAGTACCAGTTACTACCAAGAATAGTCTGCTGCTCATATTGCTCATTTGTATCGAGAAGGTTTGCTGTACCCAAAGCTAGCATCTGAGATATAAGAGTTGCAGAATCAAAAGAGGATGTAGTGCCTGCATCTGGTGTGACATCAAGTCCTATACTTGTACCAGAAACTGTAGTAGTAGCCCCTGCAATAAGGGTCTCTGAAACACTCCCAGAATTTAATATATTATCATAAGTAGCTAGATAATAATTATTGGTCCCGTCTGTAATATAGAAAGCTGTAACGCTTCCTAAAGCAGGCGACTCCTTAAATCTAATTCTATACGCAGTATTATTCTCAGTATCTTGGTACGCTTCTATATCAGCAATACGAACAGTAGAGATAGTAGCCCCACTCACACTATTCTTTACTGTAACTAAATCTCCTGGATGAAAGTTAGAAAGTGCATCTGAGCTATAGTAACTATCTTGTAAATAAGAGAAGTCATAATTATAACACTCTAAAAGTTTGCCTTTTACGACAAACTCCATCTCAGGAATTGTTACTTCTCCTTCAGACACAGTAAACTCTGCTACAACATACGCTGTATCTAGAAGTTGGTGATTGGGTCCCCAGTAATCTCCAGTAGACGTAAAGTAGTCGGACTGTATCTTAAAATTATTTGCTGCTGCAATAGAGCTCAGAAGATCATCAGATAACTGCCATTCTTTACCTGTATGTAGTGTAAGTTTAGTATCTATAGGAGTACTGAAATGGGTTCCTTTTCCATGGGTAATACCACTACCTCCGGCAGTACCTATCTCTACACCTCCAGAAACTACAGCGAGAGGCGTAGCATTAGGCAGATTAATGCCCGATAAGTTCAATATAGAGTTAGCTGCATCCCATGCGGCTATGCCTCCATTACCAAAAGAGAAGCTAGCCCCTTCATATGAAACTGTATATGAACCATTTGAGGTAGCTTTTGGGGATAGAGTGTCTCCTCTATCCATACGACCCGAACAGAGTACTTCCGCAGGAGACCCAACAGGGCTTCTAGTGTCCTCATCATTCTTATCTATGCATATAGAGGATTGATCATCTAGGTATATATCAAAGATTCCGCCTATCTCTCCTTCACAAAGTGCATATGCAACATATATCTTACCTGAGTTATCTTTTAGCGTATCTGTAAATATAGGAAAACTATCAATTCTCTGTACACCATATACGACAGGAAGTCTCTTTGCATCCAGGTTAAAGCGTAAGTCGACTTCACGATCTACCTCCACTTCGTACTCTACGAGTCTTTTACCTCCAAAGAGACCTGCTAAACCTCCTCTCCTCTTCTCCTTATATCGGGTTTCCATAATTTGATAAGTTGAAATTATGTTTATAGCCGTTTCAGAATGTAAAAAGCCTAAGTCGTTTCCATACTCAGGTCGAATTACTGCTAATTTATCGGAGTTACCGCTGCCGTCTAAAGCTCTATGTTCCGCGTCGGAAGTTAATCTTCCGTTTACACGAACAAAATCCCCCCAGTGGCTAGTAAGCCCCCAGGATACCTTAGAAGTTTTAGTAGGGTCTTCAGTTAACTTTCCTGTTGCAATTATACCTTTAAAGAGTAGATAAGGTGCGCCAATAATAGCACCTGTGTCTACATCAATATGTGCCTTATAGATAAATACTTCTCTATTGATATAGCCCGCGTAAGAAGTAGCGTTAGTATCTGTTAAAATTCCATCTACTTCACCAGAGGCGTAAGTAAGTGTGCAGGATAGGTTTGAGGCAACAGTAAGCGTACCTTTTATTACTGTTACTGCAGCAGTTTTATTATCATTTGAAAAAGAATCCAAGCGTATGGTTGCAACTGGAGTACTTAATGTCAGAGTGTCTCCCTCGGAGAAACCTGCGTCTACAATACTCTCTAAGGCTGTGATAGTAGTAGCTGTAGTTGCTAGAGTAGTACTCATAGTAGTACTTAGAGCTATAGAAGATACCTCTAGGTTGATGTTACTTGCACGTGCCTGAGTAGTCTCAGATACTGTACCGACTTTAAGAAGTCTATTCGCAACATATGTTTGAGCACCGTTGAGATTCCCGTTAATATCAGAAGTACCATCATCCCAAGTAATATCAAAAGAGCCATCACTTATATACGCATAAGACTTTGCATCCTCATTAGAAGCACCTGTTTCGGTTTGAAGAGGTTTTTCAAATTTTACTAAGTGTGCATACGAAAATACATCTCCATTAATTAGAGACTGTTCAAGTGCTGTTCCTACTGGTCTATGTGCCATATTATAATGCTTCCTCAAGTTTTAGTGAAAAGGAGTATAGGTTACTCACATTCAAAGAATATTGTTGTACGTCTGATGCGAGTAGTACTCGAACCATGGGATTGTTAAACTCTAGCTCTGAGCTAGCAAGTGTGACAGCTTTGACTAGTGGGGGTGTGAATTGTATACGGACTTCATTAGCTCCAAGCGCAGCACCCGAGTTGTCTGAAGTAGTCTCAACACGGGTAACTCTATAGGTCTTATGGTGGTTAGAATCAGAGATGTTAAACAAGTCGCCAGGTAAGGGCGTTTTATTAGTTGCCACTGTATAACCCGACTTATCAAAAGTAAGGGTATTAGTACCTGCATTAGTATTTGATATAGGAGAAAACCCGTCTGTTGCAGCGACAAAAGTAGCGAAGTCTGTGTCTCGGGGTGCTTTGTTCTGGGGTAAAGATACTTTGAAAGGGGTTAGTCGCCCTCTCTGTAGTATAAAATTATAAACAGGCTCGAACTGCTCACGAGTCATAGGGTTATATTTAATATCTATAGACCAGTTTTGAGCGGCTACAGCTCTTGATATAACTCTCCCTGAATTTGTGCGATCTAACATAACGGGAGCCGTAGAAGAAAGAGATACGGAAGCGAAGCCTTCTCCACCTCCTCCGGATGCTATAGCCTTGCCTGAGTCTGTAATCAAATTATTCGGATCGGGTAGTATATCTGTATATGCCATTAGTATCTCCTAGCGCCTGCTGAAGAAGGGGTATACACAGAGGTATCGATTCCTTCCATAAAGTCTTGTCCATATGAATTTGCGGCTTCTCTCATCATGCCTATAATATTTCCTCGTTGTCTTACTAGTAGGTCTTCAACTCCGTCTGCATCAACTGCGTTGATTGAGAAGTTTACATTAGTGTTGCTACCCATGTTCTGTCCTGCAGGTATTATATCCCCTGCTACTTCCGGCATAAATACTTCAGGTCCTTGCTCCCCGACTACGAAACCACCTGCTGCACGATTTTTATATCCTGAGAATGCGGGAGTAGGTCGGAAGTTTTCTGGCCCGCCCATGCCTGAGTCTCCTCTAAGATAAGAAAGTTCTCCGCCTGCTGACTGAGATTTAGCGGTATCTATGCTAGACTTTCTTTGCCCTACAGCTATGGAGGTAACGCCTCCTGCTCCTGCTCCTGTACCGCCACCCTGATAAGTCATGCCTGAAATTATACCTAACTGAGCAGCACCCATTGCGCCCACCATTGCGGCCATTATAGCGCCTGTAACAGGGTCACTATGTGAGAATGCCTGCATTATACCGGAAGCCGTAGATATTACAGTTTGAGCCATTTTCATCTTCTTATCTTGCTCAAATGCTTTTCTCTTCAGAGCTTCTTTCTTCTTCTCCATAGCCGCTAGTTTTGCTATACTTCCTGCGGACTTGCCGTCTCTCTTCTTCTCTGCATCAATCTGGGCATCTATAGCTGCTACAGCTGCTTTAGACTGCGCAGCCTGCATAGAACCAAGAGCTTGTAAAGCACCTGCTGCCATCCCTAAGCCATCTTGCAGAGATATAGGCCCTTCTTTCATCTGCTCAAAAGCACTCATAAAAGTTTCTGCAAGAACTGCAGCACCACTAAGGGCTGCTGACATTGCTTCACCTTCCGGCCCGAGTTTTGCAAGTTCAGCGCTCATAGGGCTTAAGGCATCTGCTACAGCTCCAATACGGTCACTCATTGCCGGCCCTGGCGGTGGTGGCCCCATTTGTCCCTCGGGCATTGTAGGAGTAGTAGTATTCTCAATAAAGTCACTACTTTCCATGGTGGCCTTCATTTTAGCGACTGCAGATTGTCCAGATCCTTGAGTCTGTTCGATCAGCTTAATGTTTGCCGCCTGTAGGTCTACCCCAAGAAGTTGCTGTTTTAGCTTTAGTTCTTCTGCTAGTTTCCCATTTTTTGCGCCTTTTAACTGGTATGCTATTTCCTCTAAAGCTAGCAGCTTAGCTGCTACGTCTAATTCAAGGTTTCGAACTTTCCCTATTTCTCCGCTTAAAAAAACAGCTTCTTTGACAGATACGCTATGGGCCTCTTGAGCTTTTCTTAGTGCTACTAGGCTTGCATGATAGGTGTCTGTGTCTCCTATTGAATCCCCCAATGCGTTTGCATAATCAGCCTGAGCTGAATTTGCGGCGGCTAGACTAGCGTCATCCCCTAAAAGTCTGTAGCTTCTTGCGGCCGAATCTGCCGACTTCTTAAGAGTATTTAATAGGAATTCCGCATCTAATAAATTACCGTCCCCAATTGCTGAAGTTACTCCTTCTATTCCATCTTTAAAGGCTTTGAACTCAGTAGTAGCATTACGAGAATGTATTTCTAAAAACTCCATAGTTTTTAGGCCTTCTTTCATATCTGGGTTATTAAGAGCAGCTGCCAATGCAGGAGAAAGTTGTTTTAAATCTTTCATCTCTCGGTGCAAAGCGCGCATGGCTTCTTTCTGCTGATCCACAGTCATAGTGGAGAACTCTATCTCATTTCCCATTGCGTCTAAGGATTTAGTAGTTTCTTTGATAGCTTTGATACGGTCAGAAAGAGATAGGCTTCCTATAGAGGTCGCTACGATTACGCCTCTCTCTGCTGCTGTCACTTCTTTAAGACTAGAGCTTAAACCTTTGATAGTAGCTCTAACATCCTCTCCCATCTTTCCGAACATTTTTAAAGTTGCTTCTAAATTCTCTACCTGTGTATTTGCTTTATCAGCACTTGTTTCTATAGCTAAGGCCCAAGTACCTAGACTACTTGTTTGAAAGACTTCTTTAGTGTTAATTCCGGCCTCTGCTAGTTCTTGTATGGCGCCTGCTGCAGAGCCTGTTCTTTCTTCGAGTTCAGAAATTTGTGACATACCTGCGAAGCTTCCAGCTGCAGAGCCTGCGACAGCATTATAACCTTTTATAATAAAGTTTACTAAACCTCTCCAAGCATTAATCATAAAATCAATATATTTACCTATAAAAACCAGAGGTGTTTTTAGTGTTTTTAACATAAAGTTAGCCGCAGTATCGAATGCGCCTAAAAAATTAGAAACAATAGTGAAAGGGGCTTCCGCCACTTTTTTCATGGCCTCAAAGACCATTACAAGTATGCCAATAAACCCGGCAAACCTCATCATCTTGCCAATCGCCTTTCCTGCAACAGTAGCAGCCTTTCCTAATGCACTAAAAGTTGTGGTACCTACTTTCTTAATCTGTGCAAATCCTGTTTTTGCAGTAAGCTTGCCCTTTTTAAAACTTTGTTTCATTCGGTCAAAAAAGCGTACTTTTGATTTATCCATATCCATAAAAGACTTTTTCATATCTTGAACAATAGCGATATCCATATCTTTGAAAGTACCTTTTACAATTTTTCCGTGCAGCTTATATTGCAGTTCTGCATCTTTTAACATCTTTTTAACTCGGCCCTTCTGCATAGGAGAGAGATCCTCTCCCTTTGCTAACTTACCTACTAATTTACTTTTTCCTGCCCCGGCATTTATTGCTCGGGTAGCAGTTTTCTGACTTGCACTTACCGCCAAGGCATCAAGAGCTTTTTGACTTTTTTCTACTTCTATAGCATAGGCCCTCTGCTCTCCTATGGCCTCCTCTGTTGCCCTCTGGGACTTTGCCATTGCGTTATCAATAGCATCGCCTAACATATTAGAAGGAACCATGCTTTTAAGAATACTTAAACCTAAAGCACCAAAAACTGCAATAGCAGCCATACCACTTTTATTAATAATACTTACGAGACCTGTTATCATAGGCATAACAAAATCTGTGCCCGCCCGTGTCAAATCTTCAAAGGTTTTTTGTAGCACTACGAAAGGGTTAGTCTCTGCAGGGCCTGTTCCGAATAATTCATCTAACTGTCTTTGAGTCTCTAATAGTACTGCCTGACTACGTTGAGTAGCTGTAAGTGCATCTGCCTGTACCCCTAAAGACTTGGCGTAGCTCTCAGTAGCAGTTTTTAAACGCAGAGTAATACCTAATTCATCTAATAGTTCCGGCTCCGCCTTAGAAGCACCCCGAATAAGGCGATCAAAAGCGTCTTCAAAACCTCTACCAAGGGCCGCTGCAGCTCTTTGTGCTCCCGCAGCTAATTTCTCGAGTTGAGCAGGTGAGAAGCCTTTGGCTACACCAATAGCAGCTGCTTCAGCCGCTTCTCGAAAACCAAGCATCCCTCCACTAGCCTGCCGGAGGCCTTCTGTTATAGACTGTAGTCCCAATCCTGTGGATGTAGCATAACGTATCTGGCTTTTCTCAAGTATTTGAACATCTGCCGCGCGTTTAAAGAAGTTGAAGGCTGCGGATAATGCGAACACATTTGCAGCTAAAGTAGCATACGCCGGGACTAATCCCCCTTGCATACCTGTTGTCATTTTTGAAAAGGCTTTGGTGCTATTAGAGGTAGCACCGGCTACCCCTTTTTGCTTTTTACTGTATTTCTCTGAAGAGTTAGTGGCTTTATCTGTAGATTTAGCGGCCTGTTCGGCTTCTTTACTGATAGCCTTCAAACTGCCATCTTGCATGACTTTAAATGTAACTGTTATTGTGTCTGCCACTATTTTTGTCTCTTTAGCTTCTCCCTCTCTCGCTTAAGTTGCTCTTGAGATTGATTGATAGCCCTTGATTCTAGATAAGTTAGAATCTCTAAGAATAATCCGGTGTCTTCTATACCATGCATATCTATATAATAAGGTAGTGTTGTAAAATCTTTTCCCATATACCCTATATCAGGGTATACACGATCTCCCAAGCTTTGAAAAGTGATTAAAGCTTGTACTGCTATATCTGGAAAATCCTCTAAATCAGGAGGGATTTCGTCATCTAAAGGTTCTTGCCCCATCTGCTCGCACATCTTTAGATAACGATCTCTTGTCATCTTACTGTCACTATTCTTGAAGTAGTTTTCCAGCCTGTTGAACAGTTTTTCCTTCTGGCTTTGAGCGAAAGTTATCTAAATCGAAGACTACCTCGTTAAGCCATGTATCAAATTCAGTTGATGAGCTTACTAAAGTCTCTGCATTATCTGCGCTGTATTCTAGCTCTTTAGTAGGGTCTTGGCCAGAAATGTCAACTAGAAGTAAGGTCTCTAGATGCGCGAGTGTCAAACCTTTCCAGTTCTTTACAACGCCATGAGTAAATTCAACTATAAACTTCTCTTCATCTAAATCTTCTACTGCTTGTCGTGTCTTACGATCAAATTTAGTAGTAGTGCATCTTTTACGTAACCCGTTTAACTCTTTACGAGAGAGGTTGGCTACTTCTACTTCAAAACCTTTAAGTCCTGGGAAGTCAACCCAAACTGCTTTGGTGTCGACCATTAATTTCTTTAAATCCATTGTTGTTCCTATATAAGTTAGTTATTAAAAAGTAATTTTACTACTGAGATCAGTAGGATTGTCATTCATCTTCCAGTCATAGCTTTGTGTAAATACATCTTCAACTGTAGCTCTGTTTGTAAAACTGCAGTTTACTAGGTCAAACTGAACTCCTTGAGTAAGGCTAGTTCCAGCTTTTATCACAATAGGTATGCCTGTCTTCCAAGTCTGTACATTAGTTTTTGAAACGCTAGTAATGTACTGACCGATCGAGCCTGAGAGAATCCTTTTTTCCAAAGTGAAACTAGATGGGTACATTGAAGTGGCCGATGTGGTCACATTCAGTGCATCGTTGACGGTCTCGTACGCAGTCCACTTAATATCATTCTGCAGCTCTACTGAGACTCTATATAATGCTTCCGACTGCAAAACATTATCTATAGACACCGATAGGTAATCGATAGTCTGGCGGGTTCTTGGTACACTTACGAAAACTGCTACGCCAGGTATACTGCCGGCAAATATCGAAAGTTTTGATGCTTCGCCAGATAATGTCAACTTAAGATTCTCTAATTTCTCAATTATGAATGTCCCATTAGTTATAACACATTTCTCTAGCTTGTATGTATCTGTGGCAGACTCTATGTATAAATCAAAAGTATTAAGAGTATACTCGCCTGTCTTGTAATCTATTAGTAGACCATAAACAGGGTCTAGGTCCGTCTCTTTTAATATAGGTAGCGTAAACTCAAAATTTGCAGGGTTCGCTTTTGTTATATTCGAAGCCTCATGTACTTTATGCTGAGCGTGTAAAGTCTTCTGGGGATACGTTTTATCCGTAAAAGTTTGGCTGAAGCTTATATCGGGTCCTACAGTTAACTCGTACTTATCAGTACCAATAACTACGTAAACCTTTACTTCTTTTTTAAAATTGTAAGTAGCCATTTTTCTCCGTATAGCAGAAGGGGCCCAGAAAGAGCCCCTTTGCTTTTTTCTATTAACATAGTATAGTCGAATAGACCATAAATGTCAAGAACTTTTTTTCAATTGGTTATGCACCAATGTACTTGATAGTTACCTCATCTGTCGCATCAATACTCGAAGGTAGAGACATAAAGTTAGTTTCTACAGAGATTACATCTTCAATAGAGTGGGTAGGGATTTCCAAGTGACAAGTAGGCATAGTTACTGCCAATTTAGGTACACCTGATCCAGTACCACCAATATTAAAGGTGAGAGCAAAAGAGTTAGTAACAACATTAGTAATAGCTTTTAGGTCTTCCCATAGATCAGAAGAGTGGTTCTGGGTTCCGCCAACATTCTTGCTTAGGTAACAAGTCATTGAACCAGAGATAGAACGTGTTCCAGTAACGTGACCAATAGGAACATTTACTAAGCCGATTTCTTCGGGAGTAATAAAAGTAATGTTGTTAGACATTGTAATATTACCGCCTGTAAGAGTTATGTCATAAGAAGCTTCCAGCTCGTTTACGCCGTCGCCATCTGGATCTTGAGTAGTGGGAGCCACTGCAAGAGTTGTAAGACGGTTACGAATAAAGTTAGTAGTGCTAGTGATAGACTCATAGATAGTAGCAGTGGGTAGGCCATTTGCTGTATCATCAGTAATCTGAGAACCCATGCCAGACCAGTTAACCATTGCAATACCATCAATATCAAAATCAATAGAGGCTTCGTTAACTACACAAGCAGCTATTTTATAAGACTTCTTGTTTGCCTCACCAACTACGAAGTAGATGTTTGCAGTACCAAGAGTAGACTTATTTGATTCACTAAAGTCAATATCTAGATCTGTCGCATCGGCTGTGAACTGGTTTGTAAAAGTACTAGAAGCATAAGCTGCAGGACCTGAGAACAGTGCCCATAAAACTTCTTCTACTGCGTGATGGTTTGCTGCAGTGTCTGATGCGCCCGCACCTGAGCCTGCTGAGATGAAAGGACGAACGTAGGTTGAGAAAGACCATTCGGCAGGTGCCAAAGAGTCATTAAACGCACGACGACCACGACGGCTTACGCCACCAACTGATTCCATCTCTGCGAGAGTGATCTCGCTTGAGTTTGTTGCTTGTGAAAATGAGAACCCATCCAATACTGGAATTTCCCATACGTCTGAGCCGATTTCGACATATACTTTCGTGTCGCGACTAAAATATAACTGCTGAGCCATAGTTTTTCTCCTATGTTATCTTGAAAAGAACTGGACGTGAACCTTTGTTCGTGCCAGTATTTTCTAGTAGCGGACCTCTACGAGCATTTCAGCTACTCCTAAGGGGTCCAATACACCTTCGTCAGTGTCAATACTGATGATTGTGATCTGATGTGTATACTGCGTCGCACCTGTGCGATCTGTATACTGTAAACGTGAATTTTCTTCTAGTACGGTCTCTACGTCTTCAAGCAGCTCATCTAGAGCTTCTATAGCGTCTTCACGCTGAACGTAACACCTAAAAGTAACAGATAAAAACCTGTCTTTGTATCCTCCAGTCTGATACTCTCTAGTCTCAGAACCGGCATTTAGGTGAACTGCAGGAAATTCCTCCACTTCATCCCAAAACTTTAAACGAGGAGATACATTTTCTTGTAGATCTGACAGAAAAGGTGGTGCCCCATTTATATCTTTTAACTTCTCTACAAGGGCTGTTATTATTCCTAGTCGTCTTGTTGTATATTGTCTTTCCGACATTAAACTCTCCTAGTGTAGAATCGTGTCATGGCCATCTGTACCGCTATCTCGCGAATAGAGCCATCTATTAGTTTTCGAGGATCGCGCTCTAGGCTGCCCTGCTTATTTCCTACTTCAAATGTTCTGTAATTACTATCATAAGTGTACCCAATGCTTGAAAAGCCTTTGGGTGTTTGAGCTATGTCTGTAACTCTTGCACTAGAGGCGAGCCTACCTGTTTGAAGATTTAGGGCAGGACTCTGCATATTCTTTGCCACTGTCTGAGGCAACATAGCGTTAAACTGTGCTATCATCTGTAAAGGGCTAAAGGTCTGCGCTGTTTTAGTTGTCCTTCTAGATCCTGTAGTTAAGGCCTTTCTACGTAAACGACTTCCTGCGGAACTAACTTTAGGGTTTATGCGCTTTGTATTCTTACTCTTGGAGTGTTTAATTTTAAGCTGCTTACTTACTTTTGTGCCTTTAGTATTTCTAAAAGGGTCGATAATATCATTAATAAGCTCTTTTTCAAATATCTGAGTAAAAGAGTCTGACCCAGGTAGGCCCGCTAGGGGAGTACCTTTATCTAGTTTTCTCAGAGCCTTTTCTAGTATTCTTAATAGCTTCGTTTTCTTAGCGCCTGAAATCCCTCCTTCTTGTGCGTTAGCTCTTTGTGAACCTAGGAACACTTCCATTGTACCTGTCTTTGTATCACGTATTAGATCAAGACTAAAGCCTGATTTCTTAAGCCATGCAGTTAACTGTTTTTTTGTAATCTCTTCCTCTTCTAACAAAGCATTATCAATAGCGTCTCTTGTCTGAGACTCTGCGATACCTCTGAGATGATTATGCTCTAAATTCCAGAGCTTCTTAGGTTCTATATCAGTGGAAGCTCCTAAAACCTCTTTGATTACGCTATTTAAAGCACTTGCTGTATTTTTATATTCATCAGTATACGTCTTACGTATCTGCGTAAATCTATCTTGTCCTGTTGCGCTGAAAGTAGCTTCTATTCTTGAAGGCGTAAACTTAACAAGTCTTACTCCGGAGTCTCTAGCCGCGATGACTCGTATAGCTTTACCACTTACACGAATCAACTTTCGTACAGCAGTATCAACCTTCTTAAGAACTGCGGATATATCTTTCTCAGATATGTCTTGAAAATTCTTTTTTAATCTGTCCTTTATACCCCTACGTATAGCTCTGCGAGTTACCACAAAAGTATGGAACCTTATATTGGCTAGCTTTCTGTAATCCTCTGCGTCCACTAACATTTCATTATGTAGTTTAGTTAGTAGCGCTTTTTGAGACTTTACGCTCATTAAAAGTTTTTATACAGATCCAAGACTCTTTTAATATGGTCTGGGAACG